GAAGGACGCGAAGAGGAAGTATCCAAAATGCGTGCCTCTGGCAAAAGCGAGACGAATGTCGGAAGGCCAAAGAAGATCTGCCGTTGCCAGGAAACGGGCAGCTGCCAATGTGGGTCCTAAACCTACGAACGTAAAAACATTCGCAAAAAGAAAAAGCATGAGTATGGGAGGTTTAGTATGAGATTACATTTAGCTAGAGGTGGAGATGTAATGCCTCCAAAAACAAAAAAATTTTTTCGTCCAACGAAAAAAGGTGCGGGTATGACTAAAGCTGGGGTAGCCGCATACAGAAGAGCAAACCCAGGTTCAAAACTAAAAACAGCCGTGACTGGAAAAGTGAAGCCAGGATCAAAAGCTGCTAAACGTAGAAAATCATTCTGCGCAAGATCACTAGGACAAATGAAAAAATTTCCTAAAGCAGCAAAAAATCCAAACTCAAGACTTAGACAGGCACGAAGAAGATGGAAGTGCTAAATGAGAAAAAATAGAGATCCTAAAGTAGGCACTGGTAAAAAACCAAAAGGATCAGGAAGGAGATTATACACAGATGAAAATCCAAAAGATACTGTCCGAATTAAATTTGCGACTCCGAGTGATGCTCGCAGGACGGTCGCGAAGGTTAAAAAGATTAATAAGACGTTTGCGAGGAAAATTCAGATTTTAACTGTTGGTGAACAGCGAGCCAAGGTTATGGGTAAAAGACAAGTCGCTGCAATATTTAAGAAAGGAAAAGATGCAATTAGAAACAGCAATAAATAGATTAATTAAATATTTAAATAAAAGAATTGAGGAGTTATCCCTAGCTGTCACGTCTGGAGGTATTGACAGCATGACAAAATACAACTATATAATAGGGCAGATAACAGCCCTAGAGGCAACTAAACAGGAACTCTCTAACCTGCTAGAAGATAAGGAGCAACATGGAACAGTCATCAACATCAAAGATACACCTACCGAATAAAGAATTAGTAGGGGTTCAAAAACCAAAAGAAAAAGATTTATCAAAACAAGATTCAGAAAAACTACCACAACCAACTGGTTGGAGGATGTTAGTTTTACCTTTTAAAATGAAAGAGAAAACTAAAGGTGGTTTAATAATCGCCGAGACAGCCTTAGAGAGACAACAAGTTGCATCTCAGTGTGGTTTAGTTTTAAGAATGGGTCCAGATTGTTACAAGGATAAGGATAGATATCCTAAAGGTCCTTGGTGCAAAGAAGGGGAATGGGTAATGTTTGCCCGTTATGCTGGCTCAAGAATAAAAATAGAAGGTGGGGAAATACGTCTGCTAAATGACGACGAAGTTTTAGCAACCATCAAGAATCCAGAGGATATCTTGCATGAATATTAACATAGAAGGAGTAAACTATGCCAAAAGAAGAAAAAACAGTAGACATTGATACATCTGGCGAAGGAGCTGAAATTGATGTTGAAGAACAAAAAGACGAATCGGTAGTTGATACCGAAGCGCCGAAAGAAGAGGCAAAAGCCCCTAACGAAGAAACAGCAGAAACGAAACAAGAAGAAGTTAAAGAAGAACCAAAAAAAGAGGACGAAAAACTAGAAGACTACAGTAAAGGCGTTCAAGCAAGGATTGCAAAACTTACACGTAAAATGCGTGAAGCCGAAAGGCAAAGAGATGCAGCCACTGAATATGCTAGAGCTGTAGAAGAAAAAAGAAAAGTTCTAGAAAAACGTTTTGAAACTACAGATGCTAACTACATTAAAAAGTTTGAGACGAGCATAAAATCTGGATTAGAAGCAGCAGAAAAAGAGTTAGCTGCAGCTATTGATTCAGGTGATGCAAAAGCACAAGTTGAAGCACAAAAAAGAATTTCAACTCTTGCTTTTGAAAATGCTAAATTAGAGCAAAGCAAACAGCAAAAGTCAGAG